CACAAAAGCTTGCCGTACTCAATGATTTTGGTACCTCTATTTTTATTCTACATCCAAGTTCAGTATACAGCGCTGCAGTTGGCAGGTTTTTACAGCCGATGATACCGTCGTCTCCTTCAAAGAGACCATCCCATTCATGAAGGGAATTGCCATATTGTTCCATGACATATGCGGTGATTAATAAATTCATTAATCCATTTCCGCATGAGGTGTTCATTTCTCCACTCATCCTTTTACAGTCCAAAGTCATTTGCCAATTTTTCCAATGGATAATGTTTGTCTCCATACTTTTAGATATGGTATCCAACATTTCTTTACGACGCCCATGAGCTGACAAGGCAAATCCATAAACCCACTTTTCCACATTCATCAACGGCCTTGTGAATGTAGACTCATACTGTGAGAAATCGGTACAAAAATACGATCGAAATTTCTGCAAGCGATCAATAATGACATCAGGCCTCCTCTGAACGGAGACCTTTTTAATGAACCAGGGCAATGAAAATAATTTATCTCCAAATAATTTGAAGAAAGGTCCAACACGAACCTTATAGTCGTCATCGCGACTATAGATGCCCCTAGGCATCTTATAATCCGTTAACTCTTCATCTTTGATGAATGCCTTCACTGTTAACTTGGGCGCCCTATCTTGACCTAATATCCAAACTTTACGAAGTTCTTCCTTTCTCGCTTCTGTATAAGGCGCCTCTAGAATCCATCTCTCAAAATCAAAATCTTCTGTAGGATCAATTATCAATGATTTGAGATTCTTTCTCGCAAAGCGCTTAACAAATCGAAAGAAGCTTCTAAGTCTTATTCTATTTATGACAGGCATATTCGCAGCCACACGTTTAACGGCTCCAGCTACTTGAGACGGACCATGATTCAAATCAGGCACTGGACATGCAACTCCTAATACATGACATCCCAGGGATCCCCTTACAGGTCTTCTATCTTGATTATAGAAATCCGCGGTCTTACGCGTAACTCTGAAGGAAAGGTCTGGTGTTTCAGTGTTCAACAGGTGGACACCTACTTCCCCAGGGATGTAACCATATAAATACAGTTCAGAACCTAAACTTGAAAATTTACACCAACATTATGGTGTTGCCACATAAGAGACTCACGAAGAGCAAACGAATATCGTCCTGTATCTTCGTACAAACCCATACCACTATGGGCATACAATTGATTGTATGGAACGTTAACCGTCGTGTTATTCCTAAGGGCCAAATTCAAATTTAGCTGTGCCTTGTTGGCTGTTGTCTCCATTGACATTGTTTTAATTCCAGCCACCTGCATCATTAGATCAGGGGCCATTGTCAATTCTTCTATAATATGTCTAGTTTCGAAGATTTCGGAGATCTTAAAATCACCATCTATTCTATAAGCGTTCCACAATTCACTAATTACAGCAACTGGGAAAAAGGTTTTCCTTCTAATCTGAGTCGTTACCACTCTATATTCGATCACGCTACCAACTGCTCTGGTCATTTTCCCAGTATTATGCAGATCACTTCTAAAATCGAAATTCTCACGATAATCTAAAGTTTTACGGCGAATAGCCCTGAGACCAATTGTAATAGGTTCATAATCACTCCCAACGCACAAAGCGAATTCGTGGAGGTGTCTCAAGGTAGGTGCATGTTTCATATTGTAGACTGCAGTCCTGTATTTCTCTGTCACAAATTTCAATTTTGGTTTAATGACATACTGCAAACTTGGGGCCATCTTCGACAGCTCCAGGACAAAGTCATCCTCAGCATATAAAGGCTCTATATCTCTAAGGTCATGATTTAGAATGACTTCATCTACATCTATGATATTGATACCTCGATCTTCTACGGGCATCAATATGCCTGTGGGATCGGACAGATTTGTATCCCCAACGGGGCTCCCTATCAACACGGAGTAAGTATCAACAACTTTGTCCAAATAATCAGGTATCGTATTGGACATTTCTGATACAATTTCATCTGCAGCCACATGAGCATCAATTATCTTCTCATTTAAAGAATCTTTGATGTCAAGGATACCCATTTGGATATCAATTGATAGAATTTCTGCATCTACCTTGGCTATATCAATCTTACCATTACATTCATTGATGAAATCTCCGATATGCACTTCACAACTGTCAATAAACTGACTTACGTGTGGTACGGTTTCGAGCAAACGGCTCTGAAACCACCTTATCATTGAAGGTGTCTTCTGTTCACAACG